GATTCGAGCTGTCGGTGTATAAGCGGAGCCAGAAACCCCCCAGCGCAGACGTTCCCATACCCCTCCGCTGTGACCAACTGTTACCGTCTAGGTTGTCCTGAACATAACATCCCAGCTGTAAATGAAGTGCGTCGTTATCGGTCACCATTCTGCCGTGGGTCGTGATAGTCTCTCTTGGGATGTACATTTGAAACCTCTGATTAATATGACCACGCACCTGGATATCCGCATTGGGGTACATCACGGAAAATCTGTTAGTGGCTATTGCGCCCCTCGTAACAGGCGAATTGCTGCCAGTGCCATGATGCCATTTCAGATTGTGCCCTGACCGTTTGCCGCCGCTTACGTGTTGGTATTTGAATTGTAACCAACCACTATATGGCGCTACCACGGGCATAAAACCAGTTGCGGCCTTCAACATCGTAGCAACCATCGTGAGCGCATCTACCTCGTGCCGTCTGCGGTATTCGTACTCATGATTACCCATAGTCATAAGCAGGATGTGCGATGCGTAAGGCGCCAGAAACGCCGCTGCGTCGGCGCATACGTTGCCTAAATAATCGTCATCTATTGCATATTTAGGATTGATTTCGGACTTACTGGCACGTGGGTCGTTTTGGCCCTGCATTAAATCAAGTAAATCCCCAAAGATACAAATGGGCGCGTTGTATTCTAGCGCCTGCTCTAAATGGCTTTTCAGTAGCTTGTGATTTGAGTGCAGGGCATCGAAATGAATGTCCGACACCATTAAAAAGCGTTGCTCCCATTTGGATGTATATTGAAGCCGTAATTTATAACAGCCGGGCGAAGGCCCCTTCTCAAGTTGCCATAATTTCTCTGGCATATATAGCCTTATCCCTGCAGCATCTTGACAATACTCGCGACGCTGGCAAGAGCTATGGGCATCAGCAGCTTCTTGATCCAGCTGATCTCAGTCCGCAATTCAGCCACAGATGTTCGGAGAAGATAATATGACCGCGACAGCTCGGTATAGTCATCGTTGAGCACCTTGATAGATGCTCTAATAGATGCGAGCGCGCGGTCTGACATTATCCACGCGCCCCCACGATACGCGCCATATCCTGCGTCCAGGTTTCGTCGTCGAAGCCGGAACTGGCTGTGGCTATAAAGCTGAAGGCCGCCATCACCCCCTGTAACGATGCCCAATATTTCACGTATTGTGCCGCTTTCTCGTTCTTGGATACAGCAGCAAGCGGGCTGGGGTTGCTGAACTCTGTGATCAACAACGGGACGCCACGGTGCGGGATATGCTTGTATGATTGGCCGCCGTCTGGCGTCCACATTGCGGCCTCCGTCTGCCAGTAGCAGTGCGCCCCAATCCAATCAGCTGCCTGCATCGCCTCCTGGCTCTCCGTCATGAACGCGTCCGCTGCCGCCCGCACTCCCTCAATTGCCACGCCGGGCGATAGGCCCGGATAGCCCCATAACGCTGATGGACAATCGCCCCTCAGCGCATCACGTACCGCCAACCACCAGCGAGCGAACTCTGCGCCATCCTGCCAACTGGTTGTCCAGCCCTCAGCGACGAGATTTGGCTCATTGTGAACCTCGAAATAACGCACGCCTTCCCGATACCATCGGCGCACGTCCTGGCCGCACTGGTCAACGAACTCGCTGGCGGTGGGACACTCGGCCGTCACCTTGCCCATCAGGCGCACGCAAAACATCATGTCGGGGTTAATGCGCTTCAACACACCGACGGACTCCGCACTTTCGTTGCTGAGGGATTTGTACGCCTCGATGCGACCAGCCGTCACCATCTCGATTATTGGCGGGAGCACTGGGTTCCCCCACGCGCCGTCTGCCGAGGCGTGCAGACCTACAAGCGCCTTTATATTGCTCACAGGCGGCTCTGGTGCAACGGGAGGCGCTGGGGCCATATCACCCACCACATCAACGCCTGGATAGTGCTCTGCGAACCATTCTGGCATTCCGGGTGGGTGGTTGCCGGCGAGGATCACTTGTCGCTCCGCTAGGTCGCCAATTCCAGCATCGTCGGCACTAAAGCCGCAGGTCTGCCGCAGTGTATAGGCGGCCTCAGCCGCCTGCATCCATGTCTCCATATTGGCACCGTGATTCACCAATCTGTAGGTTCTGGCGTACTCCACCCTAGGCGCTCCGCGTGTCACCGAATCCACCTCCATAAGGATTGCCTCTGCTTCCCTGCGGCGAACCAGCGCGTCCAATCTCTGACCGCCCGCATAGCAGTATTGACGCAGAGCATCCGCGGCCTCCTCGAACCTAGTCTGATTAAACAGAGCAATAACAGGCTCGATCCCAGCCGCGCCCAGATTGAACGTCGCTGATAGTAAGGCTGTCTGTTGCGCTGGCGTTGGAGCCACCGTGAGGCGGCTGGAGAGGGCTGCCGCGTAGCCGTCCAGAGAGGCACGGAACCTGCGCTCCGCTTCTGGCTCGGTGATCTCTTCCCCCTCCGCGCTCCGGGTGCCATACCCAATGCTCCACTGGTGATAGTCATAATACGCCGCCAAGATCGGCGGGCCGTTAGTTTCCCATCGCTTGATAAACGCCAGGGTTTCATCACTAACCCTCACTCATCTACCCGTGCGCTACTGTAGTCCCAGATTGTTGACTCATTCAGGTAAATTGGGCCAAGTTATCGATGATGGATCATTGGCGTTGTTTTGGGGGACGTCTCGTAACGATTGTCGATATGATGCCCAGGCGCTTTGTTTGGCCTCATTCAGTGGCGAATCGTTGCCTGTTGTCCAATCACTGTCGCGCAAAAGTTCGTCACGCTTCTCGCGAACGCCAGCCCACAATGTACCACTCTCCGCGTCTGCCCGCCATTTCTCAATGGTGGCGGCGGTTGGTTTCGATATACTGTCATCGTGCCAAATAAGCCCCCGGGCTTCGTCGCCGTTCGGCATGGTGTGGGGCTTCACCTGCACGCCATCCCCGTGATAAACGAATTTCGCGGAGGGGTGCTTGTACAGAATAATATCCAGAATTTTCAAACTCATAGTTAGTCCCCTATATGTCTAGTATTCCAACTCAATCAGACTAATCGTGCTGTTTGCCGTTCCGCCTACCCACTGAACGTATGCGGTTGAACTGTCACTATAGCTCGCGACCTGCGTTTTGTACGTATGGGATGCGGCACTATTGGGAGAATCTAGATACACCACACCACAACCCCCTATGCCGTTGTTAGATGTACCACCCGTGTACCCACCGCGCGCCTCAAACACACAGATGCTGCTGGTGGCTCTCAAAAGCTGCAAATTGACGCCTGTATCCGAGCCGCCCTTTCCGCACCCGCGTTGATGTACCACTACCAGCACCTTATTCCCAGAGTCTGCCGTAGTAATAGATGCGGTCAGGCCGGTATCCTCGTATGTGTCACTCGTTGAAGCCACCTGCGTGGAATGCGTAGCATTGACAACCTGCAGAACTTTCCCACCAGCGGCTGCCACTACGGCTGTGCCGTCAGCCTTCGTATAGTTGACGCACGTTACGACATTGGCGGCGGTGGAGTAAAATTCGCCAACGTCACTAGCCGCCGTTGTGATGTTAGCCCCGCCCGGCAAATCTATAGTGCCAGCGCCGTGCGTTATCGTCAGAACACCGGCGAACTCTAGAAAGAAATGCCTGTCTGCAGCCACAGTCATGGCGCTGAAATTGGTCGTGCCGGTGACACTGAAATAATCCCCGTCTGTATCAATTACCGTTGGGGATGCGCTGGCAATATCGCCGCCCTTCTGCATCTGGATATAGTTGCCATTCGCATCAAGGAACCCGCCCAGCTGCGGGGTTGTGTCGGCAACGAGACTCGTAAGCGCCGTCACCCACGCAGGGGCGGTCGCCCCGCTGTTCATCTGGAGGAATTTGTCACCACCCCCAGAGGACGCGAGCCGTGCCAGTGTGTTGTCTGCTGTGGCATAGACGACATCTCCGGCAGTCGTCACCACGCCCGGCGCGGTCAGGTCGATATTCCCGGCAGCTCCAAGATAATCATTCCAAATAGTTGCCGAAATTAGTTGACCAGTACTGTAGTTTACGCCATCCGTCCAAGCCATAGTTAAATACCTCCGTCTATTTTATCCACGGTTTGTTCACGTTCTCAGCCTTCAGGGTAGTCACCGTGTCACCATCCTGCGGTCTGTAGTTGCGTAAGCCCGGATGCGGCCTCGCTGTCAATAGTTCCTCAATGATGAGCCGGTTCTTCTGGCTCGGAAACTTCACTTTGCGGAGCTTATGCCCCACGCTAAAATTCACGCACTCGTCACACAAAAAGAAGGTATCCGGCTCCTCATACGTAACCACCATACTACCGCCGCACGGTGGTTCGGTATCCAGGTCGCACTTCGCCACCCAATCGCCCCGGCTGACATACGCCACAATCGGCGGTGCATCCTCATCGACCTCCCAGTCTATATCATGTGCCCAGCGCGCCGTTATTATACTCTGCAGCCATGCGCGATAACCGCCCCCGTTTAGAACTGATGCCTGCTGATGTGCTGCTACGATCCGCATATATCGCCTCCTAAAGTGGCCCCAGTTTGGTATTATCACCCAGCGTATTTGTGCCTAGTACCCAATAATTCGTGGCGCTGGCTGATTCCAACCCCCAAAGGACGCTGTAATCGCTGGCTTCGATCGCGTGGGTTTCGCTCAATAAAAAGTATGGCTGCGAGCTGAGGCCGGTCTGCGTTTCAGTGACGACCACTCTGGCGAATATGCTATGGGTAAGCGCCGCAGTCAGCAGAGCTGCCGTGGTTTGCGGCTTAAATGAAAGTGACTTCACGCGTCCTCTGGGGTCTTTGCGCTCCAGTAAAATGAACTCCCCAATCGCGTCCGCTGTGGTCGTGCTGTCGGCTGCGTACTCCCACGTCAATTGCCGCTTGCCGTATGTGGCAATACTGGTGTCGTCTGATTGCGTCTGTTCCACCACGGCAAATTCGTCCAGTTTGGTTCCGCGCAATTGCCCGAACGTGATATAACCTGCGCTCGCATTGGCGTTCGTGTACGTCACTGTTACCCGTGTTGCGAAGCTGGTAGCGCTGGGAATGCTCGCAGTCACACTCGTGGTTATATTGGTGCCAGTGCCGTCGCTGGCCGTGTTCACGAGAAAGTCAGTCGTCTGCACGGGCGAAATGGGCGACTTCACGGCGAGACTCACACCGCTGTCCTGGCTTTCTACAACGTATGTCAGGTCAACCGTACCGCCACCGCCAGCAATGGAAACGGGGTTTTGTAGTCCTGCCACCACCTGCGCGGCTGTCTCGCGCCGCGTGCGTGCCTTCACGGAAACCATATTCGCCATGTCTTGCGGGTCGCCGTACTCGTAGGCCATGTCTGAAAATGAATTAGACAGCGTCACGTCGGTGGTTTTCTTTTTGATCAGATTGTGACGATTGATTCCATGCAACGAACCGTCTCGCGCCTGCCAGCAGCGCCCATACTCTCTCCCCACGGTGTCCTGAAACGCCCCGAAAATGGACGTGCTACCTGAAAAATTGTCTCCGGCGAAGAGGAACTCGCTGATACCGGCCTCAAAATTGCTAAACGTGGATGTCGCTCCCAACTCCGTATTTTGCCCAAGCTCTGATTGTCCCGTCACGCCGAGAAACCACGCGCTTGTCCCCGGAGGATAGACTCGCGCAGTTTCCAAGATTTTATCTAAAACCGCGTCGTAGGTGGTGTCCTCCTGTACGGCAATCGACACTTCCGACAACTGTGCGCGGCTCATCCACGCCTGAGCCTCTATGGTGCATTCGTCGGGCGACACTCCGGCTGTGGGTTGGATACTGCCGACCCATCCAATGAAATTTATTCTTACGGTGCTGTCGGCAGGGTCTGTGGACTGGAGCCGGATGACCAGCCCCGGCTCAAGGTTGCCATAGTACGCCCCGCTGGTGTACTCCGGGCTAAACCGCTGATCTGAATTATTAAGCACCACCGACAGCGTCGACTCGCGGGCGATCGGTTCGTATGGACTAGCGAACCCGATACTCCACGTCGCCGTCTTCATGTAGCTGGATATATCGGTGAATGTTCCGGCGCTTACGATGCCGTCTATTGCTAGAGTCCACGCAGGCGTTGGCATATCACATTACCTTCGCGAAGGCCCGCCCGCGTTGGCGCGCTACGCGCGTGACTGCATCGAATAGCTGGCTGTCCGTCTGCACGCCCGTTAGATATAAGTTATTTATAACCATGCCGCCGCCGTTGCCTCTTCCGGCTGGTGTAACCTGCACATGCTCGCCGCTGGTCGCACCTATCAAGAACGAGTCATTTGGGAAACCGCCCGGAACGACACCAGAAAGGCCGTGCGCCCCTTGCGCGTGTGCATATTCTTGGTCTTTGATAGCTGCGTCTATTACGCTCTCGTCAAAGCCTGCCGCAAGCCCTGTTCCCGCTCCGCTCATCATGAACTCTTTCACCCAGCCGGACATATCGCCGCCGCTCTCCCAAACGCCGGAATGCTGAGCCGCTATTTGTCCTAGCACCTCCTTGGCGTGTTTCTCTTGGTCGCGTCCCGCCGCGCTGACCTGCCAGCCTTGCTCCTCCGCGAATCTTTCGGCGCCACCAGGCCCTTCATACTCTCCCGGTGGAGCACCACCGGGCATGCCCGGCATTACCGTCCCCAATTTGGATAATTCTAGCCATGACCGTTTCGCGGCTTGTGTCATGTGGTCTAGGGCTGATATACTGGATGTTGTAACCCTTCGCTGCTCGCGCAATATGTCATTCATTCCCAATAACGTGAAGCGCAACTTAGCAATTTCGTCTGCGGTGAAACCGCTCGCGTCCCCCTGCTCTTCGAACGCCTCTGTCGCTGCCCTTATCTGTTTCTCCAGCGCAATCGTATCTGCTGTGGCGCCGCCTGTCATAATCCGGTATAGGTCAGTTATTTCGTTGGCGCGCTCCGTCGCTAATCTGTTCGCTTCTTTGGCGGCTGTGTTGTCTATAAGCGTCCCGGTGTTGCCTGTTAGCCCGTCCGTCAATTCCGTCAACCTGTTCTTGGACGCTATCCACGCTTCCCTTAATTTATCGTCTACGAATCTGGCGCTTTCCACTTGTATAGTTAGTCTCGCAAGCTCCGCCTGTTCGTCGATAATCTCTTGGGTCAACTCTCCCGCCGCTAATGCCGCGAGGTCGTTCATCTTAGCCCACTCTGATGCAACGGTAGCAGCTGACAATTCGGCGGCCCCCACATCGACAACCACCGGCAGTAGATTGCCTATCCCAATCATGGCGCGGTCGGCACTATCGGTGATTGCGTTTAGTTGTTCTTTGAAACTGACGGTGGCAATGGTGGCGCCTTCTGTTGCATCTTTTGTTGTCTTCAGCGCATCCTTATATTCGTCTAGTTTTCGGTTCGCTTCAACGATTCGAAGTATCAGCGCCGCTGTTTCGTCCTTGCTCCGTGTTGTCGCTGTGGCTTCGTCACGTAACTCTTGTGTTAGTAGCCTTAAACGGCCTTCCTGATTAAGGATTTCTTGACTTGTTTCACCCATTGCGACGGACAATTCTGTTTCTGCTTGAGACAGCCTATGCGCGGCACCACTCCCATCCTTTACTACTCTGGTGTGATTTTCAATTTGTCCTGTCGCTGTCGAAGTCGCGCCGCCAGCCGCAGCGACCATTGCCGCTACCTCTTGGAAGCTCTTCCCGAGTTCAGACGCCTTGATACCCAATGACCCGGCAGCCTGTCCTGTGCGACTCATTGATTCTGCCATTGCCAAATGTTCGCGCGCAAGCCTTCCGGCACCGTCTGCCAAGTGTTCGTAGGCCTCTGCAATGAACGGCATCAAGGCTGCGTGCTCGTTTGATTGAATCAATAGTTCTGCTGTGGCTGCGACCATAGGTTCGATCGCGTCATGTACTACCATCTTGCCTTGGTCAGTCAGATTCTCCCACGCCGTCGTCAATTGATTATAACTATCCGTCGCGCTATCTGTTACGCCTCCAGCTTGGGCTATTAGCACACTGCCAGCCCGCAGGGTTTCATTCAGGAGCGCCTGTTTCTGTTCGTCTGCCGTCAGCTGCTCCACCGTCTTGCCCAGCGCTTCGGCGTACGCAGAATTAGCTGCACCGATGCGTATTGTTAATCCCAGGTTGTCCAAGATCATCGGTGACGCACGTTTCACGCCCGTCGCTAGACTGTTATATAAGAACGTGGTGTCACCTAATGCTGGATTGAGCGTTTGCGCGGCTTTGGCGATTTCAAGTAATTTCGGAGTGGCACCAGCTAATTCTTGCGCCAAGTCGCCCTGCGCGCCGGCGAGTAGTGTAGCAGTGCTGCTCATCAAGTCCATGTCGCTGATGGTGCCTTTGGACGCTGACCTCAATTGGTCAAGCAAAGAAGTGCTTGCACCCACCTTACGCATAAGAAACCCGAAAGATTCCCCGGTCTGCTTGATGGCTGCGCCCTGTTTACCTAAGTCGAAGGCGACCTTGGCCGTTACGCCTAACGCCGCCAACGTAGCGGTGACTCCGAGTGCTACTTTGCCCAACTGTTTCAGTCGGTCACTGGATGTCTTCGCGCGTTTCTCGAAGTCCTTAACAGACTCGCCAGCCTTCCGCACTGGGCCGCTTAACTTATCTACGCCCTGCAGTACCACCTCTAGAACATTTCTAGCCATCTTGTTCCCGCCTCATCTTTTCGATCCTCGCCACCACTTGCCACGCTCCTGGATTGCTCCTGCTCCAGTCCGTCAGCGTCGAACTTCCGCGCTGCTGCTCGCTTTTAAGTGCGTTGTAGACATTTAGAACCGCACTCATGCGGGCCAACAGTCCCATCGGCTGATCCAGTAACCCGCCCGGCTCCGGCAATGCCCCCCAACGCTCACACTGTAGCGCCAGCTCTAACTCGGCTGGCATACCGCCGACGCCCTCAGCCGCATCAGCAGCAGCCAGCACTATGCTTCCGGGATTTTGGATTGCTCCAACAGGTGCACGGCCAACTCCTCAGCCAGCCACCGCGCCTGCGCCGGTGTGTAGTCTAGTGGATCGACCTTCTTCTTGCCTGCGAACCACTTGCCCTTCACAGCCGCCTCCAGAATGGAGTGCCACTGTGCCGGGCCTGTGGCTCCGTTTGCTGCTTGCATTGCTTCCCAATACGGTACAGCTTGGCGCTGGGTGAGGTCTACAATCTCAACGTCAACGCCAAGCTCGTCATTCGTAAAGGTCGGCATACTACTGGGTTCCTACAGTTAGATCGCCAGTCCCCTGGAAGGAGACACTTACTGCAACAACCCCATCGTAAGGCACACCAAAATCTATCCCTGAGATTATGACGTTCCCGTTGATGGTGACAGCACCTGCGCTTGTTCCCTCTGGTCGTATCTTGATTTCACCACTGGAGCCGGGCACAAATTCACTATCGAAAAGGTCGGTAGTGTCATCGTGAAGAACTTCTATGCTTCCCGTGAAATCCTTGACTGTACTAGCGTACTGCTTGACTGTGCCAGCGGCAGCGGTTGTCTCAACAAGGTCAATAGCATGGTTCACGCTTGCACTTCTCACATGGCTAAAGGCCTGGCTGTCCAGCAATACTGCAAGATTCTTACCGGTGTAAACGGCCATCTGTTATTCTCCTGTTATTTCTTCTGATTTTGGCGCGGGCTTGTACGCCCGCTTTTTCCGCACTGTTCCCTTCGCCAGCATCTGTTCCAGAGCCTCATCGCTCAGGCCTTCAGGTGGTGGTTGCCCTGCTGGTATCACGCTCCCGTCTTCTCTTATCAGGTTGCGTGTCATTACGTACTCACTCATATATAGCCTCCTGCTATGCCAGCTCTCTGACCATTACTTCTGTAATCACCGCGTACCACCATTCACCGCTTCCGGGCGGAAACTCCGCCACCGTTCTGGTGGCTGTGGCGCTGGTGATGTCGCTGTTCGTGTATATGCCGCGATTGCTTACCAGTGTCCCCAGGATGGCGTCGCTGTACCGCTGTTGATCTGGCAGCTCATCCGATAGTCTGGACAGGCCCACGTTCTCGATCAGCGCCAGCTCCGTTACTGTATGGCTGTAATCCACATTCGTATCCACAGCGTCAAACATCATGCTGTCACTATTGCCGCCCTCGGTGGTTACACCAGTAAGCCGGATGGGAACGTCTGCCGCCGGAACAGAAGTGGGTATCTGGTTGATGTCCTTCGCTGTCGGCGTAACGGTTGCCCCGGCCTCGTTGGTGTAACTAACCGATAGGTTAGTGATGGCGTCGGTGATGGCGCGCAGATTACTGGCCACTTAGAAACTCCTCAGTACATACGGCGACAGCATCCGCTCCACATCTCGCGGCAGCGATGAGGGCAGGATCGTCACGCCCTCCACGATTAGCGGCCTGTCTGCGTCCGCGTTCGTGTCTCGTTGTCGATAGAGAAAAGCGCTCAACCGCTTTGCGGCTTGCACCACGTCGTTCGGCGCGCTGGTCGAATAGCCCCACGATCCGGTCACACTGATAGCGTTCACATGGTCGCCGTTGCTTTTCCCCTGCCAGTAATTGCTAGAGCTCGGTAACATCTGCAGACCATACGCAGGGAACCGGTTTAAGGGCACCATCACATAGTCTGTATCAGCTACCAGCGCCGTACCGTCGCCATTACTAACAGCGGATGGCTCACCGGCCAACTCGAAGCCGCTGGAAAAGTACAAGGTCTCATTTTCGATGTCAGCGTCCGCGTCGAACTTCTTGGTGCTGCTACTCGCGTCGAAGGTGCGGTGCGTGAACTCTGCCACGATGCTTTCGGCGCTGGCGATCAAGTCGTCAAGTAGGTCGTCGTCGTCGGTTGACGCGATGCCCAAGTACGTCTTTACGTCAGCTCTCGTTACTAGTGCCACCGCTCACCCCTTGGCTTTCTTCTTTTCGTCCACCGCTTGAGCTTGCCCTGCTCGGATCACCTCTTTGGCGAACTCGTCGCTGACCTCCTGAACAGCGCCCTTCTGCATAGAAACTAGTTTGCCGTTTCTGCCTGCATCGTGGCCGCCGAACGTTGTCAGTGCTTTTATTGTTTTCATATTACCTCCGTTAGTGGGTGGGGCTTTTACACCCCACCCACATGCCGTCTATTTCGCCTAAAAACAGCCCTCTACGCGTTTTTCAGGGCGATTAGATACTATCAAGCGTTCTGTGCGTACTGGAAGGCCTCAGCCTGCAAAACGTCTCCGCCAAATCTTATATTGACGAAGAAGCCAACCTGGCCATTACCCTGGTACAGATACGGGTTACGGCTGATTACGATCTCGTTGCGCTCAACAATACCGTAGTACTTCCAATTGCCGATCACGATGACCGAACGGCCAGAAGCCATCGCAAGTATTTGGCTGGATGTGTACATTGGTGCGCCGTACAAACTCTGACTTGGCCCACGCGACCCCGAACCCATTGGAGTCGGCATGAACATGAAGTTGTCACCAGTCAAACCACGGATAACGCCCAGGGTGGACTGGTTCGTTGCCCAGGCCACTGCATCGCCTTCGTTAGCATAAGCCCCAGGAAGCAAGAAAAACAGCTCAGGGATTTCCGAAGAGGCGATGGTCGTAGCACTGTCAAGGGTTAGCGCAGCTGTTCCGCCAACAAGCACGCCTTTAGGCTGCGATGACCCCGTTCCTTTAAGGAAATACTCATTCTCTACGTTTGCAGCTGAGCGCGCCCACATGTCACCCAGGAACCCTTCGAGGTTGGTTTTCTCATCAGCGAGTAGTTCGTCAGAAACCTTCGTTAGGTTGGTGAACTTGTACACCTGAATGGCGTTGCTGGTAAAGGTCGGTTCAGACTGGTTGGCTGCACCCTCTTCAGCTGTGAGTGCGAAGCCGCCGGTAGCGTTTTCGGACGGTACTTGCACGCTGTCAACCATAGTCTGAATGACCATTGCTCCAGCGGCGCGGGCTACGCTGAGGTCATCGCGCTTGGCAATGATTGTCTCGTGCAAACCCTGTGGAACGAGTACTCCGCCTTCGGTGGCCGTTCCTTCTTGAAGCGCAGCTTTAAGGTTGCTCTTGGTGTAGTAGTTGCTGGAACCTGTCTTCACCCAGTGCATGAAGGCCTCGCCGCCGTCATGGTCGCCGCCCAACTTGGTTTCCTTCTTGACTGCTGGTGCTTCGGTGAGAATGCCGCCGCGCTCTGCGGCTTCGGCTTCCCACGCATTCTTGACAGCATCCTGCGCCGCCAGGTTCATCTCGGCCTTCAGCGCGTCCATGTCAACGGTTGGCGCTTTCGGCTGTGCTTCTGCGGCCACCTCTTTAGCGGCCTGTTTTTC